AGAGAATGCTTAATCAAGACAGAGAAAATCCAAAAGATTATGTTTTATCCTCTAATGAAACACATACAATCAGAGAGTTTGTCGAAGAGGCTTTTAATTTTGCTGGATTTGCTACTCATGAATGCGAGTGGGTCGGGAATGGTGTCGATGAAAAATATATGCATGGACAATACGCTCTTGTGGAAATAGATCCACAGTTTTTTAGAGAGGCCGAGGTTAATTTACTTCTAGGTGATTCATCTAAAGCTCGCGCAGAACTAGACTGGCAACCCAAAACGACTTTCTTACAGCTCGTCAAAAAAATGCTTGACCGAGATATGCAAGAGTGATATTTTTGACATATGCCCCGTGGTAAAAAAGAATGCCCGTGTTGCTCTGAATTTGTCGCAGCACGGGCTTCTTCTTGTAAGTGTGGTCACATTTTTAAAAATAAAAAAAAGAAAAGCTCTAGAGTTCCTAAAAAAGAAATATTGTATAGGCTTGTAGATGTCCCAGCCAAGGGTAGAAATAATTTTTACGCTAGGGAGTTTAAGCTTCTCAATATTTTGATTGACAGATATTCTGTAGAGTTTATGAATGTTGTGACTTTTAATAAAAAGTTTGAATCACTTAGCTATCTTGTAAGTGAAAAACTAAAAGAAACACTTGACAAAAAGTTTCGCTCATTCAACTACAAATCTGATCCTTCTAGATACGATGTGTATACTCTAGGTGAAAAGACCGGAGAAGATGCGGTCGTAACCAAAAACAAGAAAACAATAAAACAATTTTTAAATGACTGAACAAACTGAATCTAGCAAGCTGTTGAAAAACTTCCTTAAAACAAACAAAGAAGATCATTACAATTTTGAAGATGAGATAGACTACAAAGTTTCCAGCGGATCTCTTAACTTTGACTTACAACTAGGAGGAGGTTTCGGACCCGGACTCCATAGGTTTGTGGGCATGAACGAAGGAGGAAAAACCTCGGAGGCTCTTGAGGTTATGAAAAACTTTTTGAATGACATGCCTAAAACCAAGGCTGTCTACATAAAAGCAGAGGGTAGACTTTCTCCAGAGATGAGAAAGAGATCTGGTGTAAAGTTTGTGTTCGATGCAGATGACTGGGTAGAGGGAACCTGTTTTGTTTTTGAATCAAATATTTATGAAACTGTCGTGCAGCTTTTAAGAGAGCTTGTCGGTAAAAATGAGGATTCTTTAAAATATTGTTTTGTTTTGGATTCTGTAGATGGATTGATCTTAAAAAACGATTCAGATAAAAGTTTTGAGGAGTCAACTAAAGTAGCTGGGGGTGCAGTTGTTGCTGCTAAATTTATGCAGAGAATGAGTATAGCTTTAGCTAAGAGGGGTCATATGGCTATTTTCATATCTCAAGTTAGAGCCGACATTAAGTTAGATCCATACACCAAAGCTCCTGTAAGACAAACTACGGCAACAGGAGGTAATGCTCTGCTACATTTTGCTAATTGGATTATTGAGTTTGAACCAAGATTTGTTTCTAGAGATATGATCTTGCAAAATCCAACTGTAAAAAAGATGGACCCGAAAAAGAATCCGGCCATTGGTCATACCGTCACTGTTACTGTAAAAAAATCACCTAACGAAACAACAAATAACAAAATATCATATCCAATTAGATATGGTCGTAAAGGTGGCAATTCTATTTGGGTTGATAAAGAGTTAGTAGATTTGTTAGAAGCTTGGGAATTCATCTCTAAGTCTGGCGCTTGGATTACCTTTACAGAAAGCTTCAAAGAAGTTTTAGAAAATACTGAGTTTAAACTCAAAGATAAATTTCAAGGCGTTAATCAGCTGTTTGAATTCATAGAGCAAAACAAAGATTTTTCTCGCTTTTTAATAAACTACTTTAAAAATGAAATTGGCTCATTTTCATGAGGTTTTATGACTCGGGTGGTAGACTTAGGAATCTTAAGCAAGCTAGGCGATATCTTATCAAATGGGAACAGGCTAGCCGTAGTAAGTTCCAAAAGGGCGTAAAAGATTTTTTGAAGCCATATTGGAAACATGATATGGTTTTTGAGGAGTTTAGAATAGTCGGATCTAGACTGTCTTTAGACTTTTACAATGCTAATAAAAAAATAGCTATAGAAGTCCAAGGAGCGCAGCACACTAAATATGTTAAGCACTTTCATAAAAACAGATTAAAATATTTAGATCAGCTAAAAAGAGATCAGAAAAAGCTAGACTTCTGCGAAGCGAACGATATAAAGCTGGTGGAAATATATCCTACAGATGTAGTCGATACTTCATTCTTCGAAGATAAAGATATTTACTTATGAGCGAACCC